ATGTTGTTTCCTGCACTTAATTTGGATGCGGCAGTTGCGAATGCAACCGATACGACTTTCACTGTGGCAAGTACCGCAAATGTGCTTCCTGGCATGTTGATGCGTGCACAATCTACTGGTGAAGTTGTCATCATTAACCAAGTGCTTTCTACAACTACGGTTCTTGTTGGTCGCGGTATCGGTTCCACTGCTGCGGCAATTGCGGATAATGTGAATCTGTACCAAATTGGTAATGCATTTGAAGAATCTAGTATTCGTCCGAATGCGCTGCAAATCAATCCTGTTCGTATTACTAATCTTACCCAGATTTTCCGTAATACGTGGGCGCTTTCCGGTTCCGCACAAGCTACGCAAGTCATTGCTGGTGAAAGTACGGTTGCAGAGAATCGTCAGGACTGTGCAGCCTTCCACGCAGCGGATATTGAGAAAGCACTGTTCTTTGGTACCAAGTCGCAAGGTACGCGAAATGGCCAACCGTTCCGCACTATGGATGGTTTGCTGAACATTGTTTCCAATCTCACGTATTATCCTTCCTCGTACAGTGCAGTTAATGTGTTCACTGCTGCAGCAACTACGAACTTCACCCAACTGGAAGCAATGCTCGATCCAGTATTCAATCAAGCAACTGATCCGAAAGCTGGTAATCAACGTGTTCTTTTCGGTGGCGGTTCCGCTCGCAAGGTGCTGAATAATATTGGCAGGCTGAATGCGACTTATATGATTACCAATAAGGAGAACAGCTACGGTCTCCAATTTGGTGAATTCAAGATTGCACGCGGTTCTTTCAATATGATCGAACATCCGCTGTTCAATTCCAATGCAGATTGGAGCAAGCAAGCAGTTGCAGTTGATCTGAGCACTTTCCGTATTGCTTACCTTGGCGGTCGTAAGACTAAGAAGGAAGAGTTCAATATGGCAGGTCAAGCAGTTGATAATGGCATTGACGCAGTTGGTGGAACTCTCACAAGTGAGCTGACTTGTGTTGTGAAGAATCCTCCTGCAAATGCCTGGATCAAGGATCTGACTTTGGCTGCAGTTGGTTAATAGGGGGTAAATATCATGCCACAAGTACGAGTTAATACTCCAGGTATGGCATCTACAGATCCTGGTTATATTTCCAGTATCACTGTCCGAACTGGAGGTGCAGCGAGTGTGCTAACTCCGAATGCAACAACTGGAGAAGTAACCATGGATGCGGAAGCTGCATCTAAGTTGTGTCAGATGTATTCGCGATTTCTTGTAGTTAGCTAAGCTCCTCCTGAGGGAACTGAGTTACGGCCGGTCTCAGTATAATCAAATACCGGCCATTATTCTTCAGGAGTTCTAAATGAGTACCGAAAAGACGATGTTTAATATCTATTTCTGCAATCCTCCTTCCATGCAAGTTATCAATATGAAGGGGAAAGCAATGCAATTCATCAGTGGCCGCTATCACACCAAAGATGAGTCGGAAATTGCAATGCTAGATGACATGTGCGAGAACGGGAGTGGAAGTATTTTTAAGGATAAGAATCTTCTCACCATGTCTTCAAGTGAGCTCGATCCGATGAATGTCATGCGCGCGAAGTTCTTTAAAGAATTTCAGGAAATGCAAGCCGCACAACTTGATCCAAACAGTGATCGCGGTGAAAGTGTTCAAGGGAATCTTAAACCAGCAAGCACATCTGACATTGCTCCAGTAGCTGCCGGCGGAAACGGTGTTGCTGCACTTATGTCTCGTGTAACCTCCGGCGCTGTTCTGAAATCTTAAATAACCTATCGGTGTAATTATGACACTTACCGAATTGCAGAACGAGGTGTATGCAATTACAAATCGCCCTGATCTTGTGGATCGCACTTTGTCTGCAATTCGGGCGGCTACACTAAAGCTACACCAAGCTGATTATTTTTACAAAGACTTGCTGGAAACAGGTGTTGTGTTTTCTACTGCAGCTTATCTTCAGCAATTGGAATACAGGACAATTATTCCGTTGTGGCGCTCTCTCAAGTATATCCGAAAGAGTGACGTGGATGCCAGTGATTCAGGCGCATTTCTGGAAGTAATCACTCCGGAACTGGTACTTGATGATTACAAACAGAATCGTAATGATGTGTGTTATACAGCTGGAGCAACAATTAACATTCGTTCATCCACTGAACTTCAATATATCTTCCTCGGTTACTATGTTAATCCTGATGTGACTGTTTCAGGATATTCCTCTTGGATGGCAATAGACCATCCTTGGGCAATCATATATACGGCAGCTGCACAAATATTCAAATCTACAGGTAAGCAAGAAGAGTGGGCAGCTGCAACACAAGATGCCAGAGACTGGTATGCTCAGGTTGTACAATCAAATATTCTAGCTGTGGGGTACTAATATGACTGCATCTATCTGGGCTCCTAATGGCTTTTCTCCGGAGATTGTTCCTTTTGCTTTCTTTGAAGGCACAGCACTCTCTGGACAAACCGTAATCAGTATTTCTCCATATACTGCACTACTCGATTCTCAACTTCAAGTATTCGTTGGAGGGGAACTTCAGAATACAAATCTGTGGAGCATCTCAGGAACTACTGTCGTATTGATGGTTGGGATGACGCTCGGGCAATCTTATCGTGTTGACATTTATGCAGTGTCTCCGGTAATAGATGAGGAACTTCCTGCACAGGCAGGACATGCTGGGGAAGTTCTTAAAACTGATGGAACACTCCCGTATTGGGAAGGTTTGCAAGCATCCGAAATTGCAGTTAATCCTGTTATTGCAATCTATCCTACAGCAGATACTGTTCAAGAAGTTCTAGAAGCAGCAGCCGCAGCTACTGGGGGTGGATTCCTCTTTCCTCCGCTGTATGGGGCAATTGGTGACGGCATTACAGATGATACGGGGGCCTTGCAAACATGTATCAATGCAGGACTCAAAATAGGTTTTGGTGATTACTCTCTAAACTACCGTGTTACAGATACTTTGGTTCCCCAAAATAATCAAACTCTGTATGGCGGGGGTGCTAGAATCTTCATGGATTCTTACCAAAAATCTCTATTTAATTGTTCTAATAAGTCTGATGTCACCATTAGCTTTCTGAATATGACAGGTAAGCAGATGATTACTACATCTGCAGGTTCATTTATAGTCGGTCGCGCATACTCAATTGTAGCGAATTCCATCACATCTGGAGGCACTACTGATTTCATAAGTATCGGAGCTGCTAACAATACGCAAGGAACTCCTTTTGTTGCCACAGGTCCGGGCACCGGCAACGGAATTGCATCCACTTTCTACAACACTCCCAATTCTCAAGACATCGGCGTAAAGGGAGAAAATGCTATTAATCTGTTTGTGCATCATTGCACATTCAGTCGCTTTGCTTATTCTCCTTTGATGGTGACGGCAAATGGTACGAATATTAAATTCCAAGACAATGTAGTTACCGGTCCAGGCTACGCCATACTTAATCCGTTAGGTTTGCCAGATCCTCAAACTCCTGGTTTCCGTAACTGCACAGGCGTGACAATTGTAAATACTGCCGGAATGGAAATTTCTGGTAATCGTATTAGTGATACTTCTCACGGTATTTATGTTGGACAGCAATCGACTGGTTTCAGTGTACATCATAACCAGGTGTTGAATACTATTGTCGAACATGGCATGTATTGCGATGCAGGTTGCCGTAACGGAACAATTACTAATAACAATTTCTTCGACACGAAATTGATCGGTTATAAGGTTCAGTGGTACGATGCTATCACAGACGTGCCTGAGAACATTATCATTGCCAATAACACACTGGACAATGCAGGCGGTGATGGTATTATCTGCCTGAATTCTGGAGTTGAATTTACCAAGCCAATTACAGGAATTACCAATGCAAATCCTGGGGTGTTTACAAGTGCTGGTCACGGATTAACGGTGGATCAGAAGATTGTCATTTCAGGTGTTGTGGGAATGACTACCGTAAACACGGCTTATTATGTTAACTCCACGCCTACAGCAGCCACGTTTACAGTTAAACTTGCAGGAGGTGTTGTAGATACTTCCAGTGTGATTACCTATCCTCCGTATGTCAGTGGAGGTTTGATTGCTACTCCGGTATTTGCAAAGAATATCATTATTCAC